AGAAATAGTGAAAATAATAAGTCATTTACTTTCTTTAGAAGAACATATGAAGGTATGATGTCTTATGATAGATGTTGTGGAACTAAAGATATTCGTTATAAAATTAATAATGAATTATTTAAAATAACTGAAGATAATCATGGATGTGAAGTTGACTTTGCTTATACAAAAACAAAAATCGATTCGGAAATGTACACAATACAACCTCAACCAGATTATAATCCTGATGTTACATTACCAACTGGTTATACAAAATTACACGGTGTATATTTTAGAGAATCGTATATTAACACAAATTATAAAGTAAAAGCAGATGATAGAATTGAAGTTTTTGTCAATGTAGATAATAATACAAATTCAAGTTATCGTGTATTGTTTGGTGCTAGAACAAGTTCATTCTCTGCTGATAACTATTTCTTCTTTACTAGATTTAATAGTTCTCAAAGAGCATGTTATGGAAAGAATAGTAAAGAAACACAAGCTTCTAATTTCTTGTATAGTGAACCTGTAAAAGTTATAGCTGAACCCAATAAAGTTTCTTGGTATAACAAAAATGGAGAATTAAAAGGTGAAATTAATGTAACTGGCACAGCAGTTGATTGTAATTATAATATGTGGATTGGTTGCGGTAATAACAGCAATAATGTGGATTCTTGGAACTATGCCACATATTATTACTTTAAAATATTTGATAAAGATGATAATTTAATACTCAATTATATACCAGCAAAACGAGATAGTGATAATGCTATTGGTTTTTATGACACAGTAAGTGGTACATTTATAACAAGAACAAGTGGTAATTATGCACTTGAACCTAGATATATAAATGATTCAATTTATCCGAACAATGACTATGAAATGTATTTGTTTAACTGTAATAGTTCAAATCAAGTACAATATTCTTTCTATGGCACAATTTATAAATTCACAGTTTATAGTGGTGAAGGTGTAATTAAACACAATTTTGTACCGGTAAAAAGATTATCGGATAGTAAACTAGGTTTCTTTGATACAATTAAGCAAGTATTCTTTGAACCTAATAATGGTACACCAAGCGAAGCATCAGCGCCGACATATAAAGGTAACGTGGTTGTTTCAAACATACCAGATGATACTTATATAACATTTACTAAAAATAATAATGCTAGAAAACCAATAACACTTGAAGAAGGATATGAAAACGATTATGAACACAAATCAATAGATGAATTGGAATGGAATTATGAATTTAGAGATTCAACAATAATTGATTGGTTTAATACTGTAAAATATATTAACACTATTAGTAGAGTATGTTCTGTTGCTGGTGATATTGCGACATATTATAATGTTCCTAGAATTGGAAACAATACAAGATTCCCAATAACTTACAATATTGGTTATGATCATGATAACATTCAAGCAACTGCTACAAATGGTGCTATTGTTGAAATTACTGATGCTTTAAAACTTGTATATGAAAAAATACCTGATGATTATATACAAGTAGCTGGATTATATAATAATGATTCAGGCACATATTTTAAGCCATTAAATAATTCTGGTGATACAAATGCTGCATATCTTGTTAAAGCAACTGATAGTATCAAGATATGGTTAAATGATACAAAGAATAGTTATACTTATTGGTATTTTGGAAGTGGTTCAAATGAAACTTCAAATTCTTGTATATTATGTAGTAGATATGAATATAATAGTAATAATATTTACTATGCAAGAAATAAACAAAGAACAGGTTTACCAGGACCAGCAAATGAAGTAGTAATGTTTGATTGTAAACCAAATGAAATTACTTATACAAATGGTTATGATACTTACAATTATACATTAGATAATACACCAGTTGATTGTATATATCCATTACACATATTTGGCGCTTGTATGTACAATTCAACATATCACTATTCTTCATTCTGCGGAACAATATATAAATTCCAAATTTATGATGATAATGGTGTAAAATACAATTTCATTCCTTGTAAGAGAAAATCTGATAATGTTCTTGGTTTATATGATACTGTTGGTGATAGATTTTATCTACCTGAATCTGGTAGCGTAAGTGAAGCACTACCGCCAAAATTAAAAGGTAGTGTTATTGTACGAAATATTACTACTGATACAGATGTAACTATATCAGAAAAAGTTCAACCTTTAATAGATATTGGTAATGATAGTATAGAATATTCTCATCAATTAATGGCTTCTTCATTAACTGATTATTGGTATTGGATAAGTATAAATAACACAACTAATGGATTAATTACACTAACTAATGCTAATTATGGCGGAAACTGCTATATATGTTCTATTGGTGGTGATATAACTGTTACTGTTACTTATCAAGCTGGTTATTCATATTCCGATTTTATCGTTAGTGAAGGAACATTAACCAATAATGGTATTGTATTGACTAATGTAACATCTGATAAAACTATTACTATTATGAAAAATGACTATCATGACCCACAATCTGATACAGAAGATGATTTAGGAATATTTACTTTACCTGATTTTAGTGATTATTCTCAATATAGAATAGTTGAAGGCTCTGATGTGATGTTGACAAGTTATTCATTTATAAATTCAGAACCAGCAGCAATGTCTGATAAAGAAATATTTGAATTTAATATTGGCGAAATTGATTTGTTAGCTTGGACACCAAGTAATACACCTGGTGATCATGTTAAAACAAAGATTTCTTGTCCAATAAGTAATATGCAAGAAACAGTTCAAAATGTAACAATAAATAGCAAACAAATGTATAAACATACAATTACATTGAGAACACAAATTAAACTAGAAAATGGAAAGAGTTATATATTCAAAGTGAGAGATAGAAGTGATACTGGTAAATTGATTGCTTATGCAAAAGATACAGGTGCTGTCAATTTGGTAAACAGCCAAGGTGAATATTATTTAGAAGATAATATATATTATTTTAATTGGAATGAACCAAATAAATATATAATAAAAGGTAATAAAACTATCTATTTTGAAATGAATGGAGTAAAATTGTAAGGAGCAAAAATGGCTAATGCTATATTTAATAATCCAGGTAATTCTGTTGAAGGTAGAATCGAACGTCTACAAATTATGCGTTCCGATGGAACTATTAGAGAATCAAAACAAGTAAATATTCATAATACAATTGTTAACTGTGGTCTTGACAATATCCTTACAGTTGGAGGTTTCGCACAAGGTAGTAATACAAATAATAAAACATTAGCAATTAACTATTATTCAAATAATAATACTGACTTATATCCTAGTTTACATTATTCTTTAGGCTTATGGTTAAGAATGTTATGGTTTATGAAACTTGGCACAGACCATAATAATAATATTACATTATATGATATGACAGACTTGGTTGAACCTTATGTTAATGCTGACCAAGAAACATATTCACAGTCACATTATATTCCTACTTCTACAAATTTAGCTATTAGAGGTACTACTCATGATTCTATGATTGAAGGAGATATTCATAGTACACATAGAATAACTAGCAATAGTGTTAAAGTCACTGAAGATAATACTGAAATTACTGAAATAGGATTTTTCGTTGGTATTAATAATTCCTTTACTACATTTTGGACTTCACAAGTATTTACTCCTGGTGATATGTTTTGTAGAATTAATTTAGGAGAACATAAAGTAACATTAAATGCTGGTGAAAGACTTGTTGTTACTTATGCTTTGACTGAATATGCCGGTGCTTCTAAACATCAACCCGTAAATGATATACATTTAGTTGATGCTGAAGGCAATCCTATTAAATTTAAAGATGATGATGGCGTAGAACATACAATAGGTGCTATTGCAAGGTGTTGGATGTGTGATGGAAAAGCAAATATGACTAACTATAATGATTGGACTATGGAAAAATTGCCTGGTGATTTTAACTGTATTGCAACTACATCTGACCGAGGATATGCTATTGGTAAAGCAAGAGGTTGTTATAGTTATAATTTGAGAAGCGTTTACACATTACCTGTATATGCTACAGTTAATTATAATTATTGTGGCCCTATGGACCCATATTTTTATGATGTACGCTGGGGTTCAACGTCTAATTGGGAATGCAGTTCAATTTGTAATTTTAGACTGGCTTATAATATGACTTTAATAAATGATGGTGATTATAATTCACTTGATGCTTATGGATTCCCAAGTATTAATACTAAAACTTCAATGAGATATGGAAGTAGATTTGCTTATTATTATCAAAATTCTTCTAATTTATTAAGTACAGCAGGAAGATGTAATAATAACGCAACTAATCCTACGCCAAATAGTAATTATACTGGTACTCATATATCTTATGATTATATACAGCCAACACCAACAATTAAAGCATATACAAGAGGTACATTCTATCGTGACCAAGAATGGGTATCACCTACATATTATCCAAATTATTATGATGGTTCAACAACTTCTTTACCTGACCCAAGATATACTGCTAATATCTATTGGATAAATATTAGAGGTATGTTGTATAGAATCGGTTATTTCCAAGAAGAAGGAAATATTGATACATTCGTTCCTTGTCCAATCAAAAAGAAACGTGGTCAGGTATTCCGTTGTACATTTAGAGAATATGTTGGTAGACACGTAGCAGGTGCATAATGATTAAAAATATAAACGAAACAATTAAATTGGAAGGCTATGTTACTGGACTTGGTAAAGTCCATACTGATGGTATTGAAGAATTTGAATGGCTAGACGAACCAAAACATAATAGAATTGTATCTGTTGGTCTTGACCATCTTCTATGCTATGATGGTAATACTCAAGGTTTCTATACTTCTACTTCAAACCAGCCAGCTGAACCAGCATTATGGATTGGTAACTTAAATAATCATTATGGTGCTTTAGCTTTTTGTAAAATTGGTACTGGTAAAAACGAAACTGAATTTACTGATACTGATTTACAAACACCTATTGGCGGTTTATCTAGCCTAATTAAAACAGGCGAACCATTTTGTGGAACAAAATGTAATGAAGATGGAAAATACATTTTGAGAGTTTCCCATATGTCTAATCCAGTACCTTCACAATGTAAGATATGGGAAGTAGGTCTATTTGGTCAATATGGTGAAGCACCAGATATAGTAAATCCAATGTTCGCTAGAGTCAAACTTGATAAAGGTATTGAATTATTAGCCGGTGAACGATTGATTTTTACTTATGATTTACATATTACTTATACTGATATTGATACTGTAGATAATCAAGATTTTTGTGGATTATTGGATTCAGTTGGTGAACCATTGAAATATAGTAGAAAAATTTATTTTAAGTTCGCACATACAAATAGAGGAACTACCAATGAACAAGTAAAATATGGTGATAAGTTGATAAAAGACTTATATATTACTTCTCAAGGTACTGAAGCAGGCTATTTGACAAACAATGATAACTTGTATTTTATGAGATTGCCACCATATTATTACAATGCTGTTGGTACTTATGGTGACTTTGATTCATTAGGCTATTCATTGCAAGACCAAACATTTGCTGTAACAGACCCACAATTGTCTAAAGCTAGAGCTGATGCACAAGCTGGTAATTATACATTTGATGTATTGGATTATACAGGTGTTGGTAATGGAAATAAGTATAGAGATATTACTGTTTGCATGGGTTTATATAATCCTGACATGGATGAACCAACAGACTGGCAAGATATACATTTCTTACGTATTCGTGGTATGAGTTATAGATTTGGTCATTATGAAGAAAATCAGGAAACTGGTAATATGGACTGGGTTGAACAATCATTAAGAAAATGGGCAAATCAAACAATGACATTTACCATTAGAACTAGATATGTGACTGAAGATACTTATGATATTAATGGTGAAGATCCAAGTTTAGCTGAACCATAATATATTTTATAATAAAGGCTGGTAAATAAGTGTCAATATTTGCGAAAACATATACACAAGGAAATTATTATCCAAAGCATCCTGAAAAATGCCTTAATACAAATGGTAAATTAGGCAATAAGCCAGCAATTACTTATCGTAGTAGTTGGGAATTAAAGTTTATGAGATTCTGTGATAAGTATGAATCAGTTTTGGAATGGGGTTCTGAAGTATTAAAAATACCATATATTTCAGAAGTAGATGGTAAATCACATACATATATAACAGATTTTTATTTCGTATGTCGTGAAAATACCGGAAAGGTAGTAAAATATATATTAGAAGTAAAACCAAAATGTCAAATTGCTAGACTTGATGAACATGGCGAAGTTATTTTTCCTGACCCGCCAAAAACAAAAACACAAAAAGCAATAAATTCTTGGCAAGAGCGTTGTAAAGTTCTTAGAACTAATAATTCTAAGTGGACAGCTGCAAGAAAATGGTGTAATGCGAACGGTTATATTTTTAAAGTGATTTCAGAAGAAGAAATCGGAATTAATTATTAAGCGTCCTGCGTTATAAATAATTTACTATATTTTATAATTAGATATGAGTGTATTTGATAATTTGAAAAAAGAATTTAACATAGACGAAGCAGAGCCTATTGTTAATTCTGTTATTGATAAAGCAAATGAAAAGATAGAAGAAGTTCGTGAAGGTATAGCTACACAGAAATATACTCTTGAAGATAAAGAATATATTAAAGCAGAATTACAAGATTTAATTGCTTCTGACCGTGAAGTTATGGAATCAATGAAAGAGATGATTCTTAATGGTGCAGGAACGCCAAATATGTATGCAGTTTATGCAACATTATCAAAATCTGTTCGTGAAAATGTAGCTCAACTTAAAGAATTAAGTAAAGACCTTACGGATTACCAGGTTGTTGAATCTGCTGAACAATTTAAGGAAAAAGCATTAGCTAGTAAAGAACGTCTTGCTGAAAGGCGTATTGCTAATAAGAATCCTAATGCACCTGGTCAAATTACACAGAATAATACATATATATTTGATTCAAAAGAACAGTTTAAAATAATGAAAGATTTGAATTTGGAACCACAAAAGATCGAAGAACCGGGCTTTGATTTGTCGTAGAGGTATAATGTTATTTTCAGTATATTATAGGATAGATCATAGGCAAGAATTTTTACAGAAACATTTTAATAAAATGTTTAAGAATAATGCCGGAGAAGAATGTGATTGTACAATAGATAGATTAACAGATTTAATGGAGTTAATGGTACAATTACTCATAAATGAAGATAAATTTGGATTATTTGAGCTTTTAACAAAGAAAAATACAAAAGCGGCTAGAGCTTTTTTCAATTATTTAACATGTTCAAATATTCGTAGTATAAATAAAGAGATAATCAAGGATAGACTTGAGGAAATTTTTAAGAAATAACTAAGGATTAATGCTTATGAAAAAATTAAAAGATATCCTGGATTCTCAATTTGAGCCAATTAAACTTGATGAAGCTGCTACTTTTACAAGTTTTTTGACAGAAGAATCAGATTATGAGGGACCAGGAAAGATAATTACTGAAGAAGATGACCCATTTGCAACAGCTTCTAATGATGCTGCTGGTGGAGATGCTGCTGGTGACCCATTTGGCGATAATGCTGGCGGTGGCGATGCTGGTGGTGATCCGTTTGGTGATAATGCTGGTGGTGGAAATGACATTGGTGGTGGTGCTGGCGGTAGCGGCAACGGCGGTGCTGGTGGTGAAGGCGGCGACGGTGATTCTGAAGGCGATGACGATAAGGAAACTTCTCCAATCGACGATGATTCTCACGAAGACGACCCGGAATTTAACCAGGGAACAGGTAATCCAGATGATGTAACGTTGTCTGATGAACCATCCGCAAAGGTAAAGTTCAATGTTGAAAAGATTATGCAAGCAGTAACTAGCGTAATTCAGACATTAAGTGAAGATAAGTTGGTTGAAATCGAAAAGATTAAGACTGATGTTGAATTAATCTTTAACGGTAAGATTCTTAACGATGAAGATTTGGAATTCAAGAACTTCAGAAACGCTATGTTCATTCTTAAGAAGATTTGTGCTAAGCTCGATATTGCGGAAGCAAATTATCTTAATAGAAAGATGAAGGAACCTGCACTGAAGAAACGTGATCAGCTCAAGCAAGAAATCGCTGCTAAGAAGGGAGAACTTGCTCAGACACGAGACGTTTTGACAGCCCTCGATACTAAGTAAAAAAAGAACCGGTTTAAAAACCGGTTTTTTAATAATATTTTTTTAAATATTAATCAAGGTCGAACATAGGAAGTTCAGGTTGTTCTTCTACTTTTTCAGTAATTGCAACTTCTGTTTCTTCTTGAGTTTCAGTAATTACATTGTCAAGAACCACCTTAGACTTTTTCTTCTTAGGCTTCGGTGCTTCAACTACTGGTTTTTCCGCTGGAACTTCAATAGTTTCAATAACTGTTTCTTGTGCCTGTTCCTGTGCTTTTTGTTCTTTCAACTTTTTAATGAAATTCTGGTATTCAGTTTCAAATGTATTAAGTTTTGCTTTATTTACTACTGAGCGTCTTGGTACAATTCCAGGTCTAGAAATCTTACTTATTCTAATACCACCTAAAGCTGCACGTTGGGCATCCATTTCAGTTTCAATTTCATTTTGATTATATCTTTTTGAAAAATCTGGCATATTATTCCTCTATATCTTGTTTTTCTTTTTTATTTGTTAAATTATTTTCATTATTAGAATCTGTTTTTCTTCTTCTTTTTCTTTTCTTTTTTTGAGAAAATGAATTATCTATTTCTTCAGTAGGTTGAGATTCTATAATTTCTTCGTTAGTTTCTAATAATTTTGCTTCTTTATTTGCTTTTAGTTTAGCAATAAAGTCTTGATATTCTTTTTCAAAGTCATTTAATGTATTAATCTGTTCTTCAGTTTCAAGTTCTGGTAAGCTTGTTTTAGTATGATGTGTTAGTGCACGGTTGCGCAATCTTTTATAGATTCTATATTGTAATGGCTTAGGCTGATTCATCGACCTTTTTGTAGGAACAAGTTCTTCCATAGGTGGTGTGTCAGACGTAGTTGTAGTATAATGTTCAGCGATTTTATGATAAATCGATTTTATAAGC